GCCCAGAACGCCCCTGTGACCATCGGGCCTAAGACTGATGTTACTTTTGACCCGGATTCCCTGGATATCTCTGTCAAGTTGAAACCTGACAGCCCGACTGACGAGGCTACCCGCCTGAACAAGGCCGTTACCCTCAAGAAAGAGCTTCAATTCTCCACGGATGACGCTCTGGAGGGCGCTGGGATGCAGTCTCTTGACCGTAGCAACCAATCCTATCTCGATGAGCAGTTTAGTAACGCTCTGTTACAGGCGAAGTTGCAGGAGATCCTGGCTACATCGCAACTCAAGATCAAGCAACTCGAAATGCAGATGCAAATGCAGATGCAACAGATGGGTCAGCAACAGCAACAGATGGCGCAACAGCAGCAACCCAATGCCTCGGGTGTCATTCCTCAGAACCAGGCCCAACAGACTCCTCAACAGGCCAATCAGGACATGAACCAGGGTCAGGCTTTCAACACCGCCCAGGGACAGGCTTATAACACAGGCCAAGGGGGAGCCAGTCCCTACAGCGCCGCCCCTGGAATGAACCGCGAACAGATCAATGGACAGGATCAGTCCGGTAATCCGGTAGGAGGTTAGTATGCAACTCACTCAGCAATCAATGGATGAGTCGTATGTTTCAGCAGACGAAGGCTTGACCATAGCCTTCGAGAAGTTCCTTGCTCATTTTCAGGGGATTCCCACTGTTGATTCGACCCCGTTTGTTCCTCCTCAACCCCCCACTCCGCCCGAGGTGAAGAATGGCTAAGTACACCGTAAAATCTGGTGACAGTCTTGCTAAGATTGCTGGTATCGTCTATGGCGACCAGCGTATGATGCAAGCCCTGTCTGATTACAACGGCGGCGTCATGAACCTGAAAGCCGGGATGGTACTCAATCTGCCTGATATGCCTCAGGATGTTGTCGTAACCAACCAGTTCGTCACAAAAGCGAACGCTCAGCAACAGGCCGCTGACGCTGCCAGTGGACAGAGCAATAAACTCATGGCCTACAGTCCCACCGTTGAAGCCGCCCTCGGCAATCCTGCTCAGGCGGGAAAGACCGTCGCGTCTGGCACTCAGGTGGGTGGAACGGGTGTTCCTCAAACGTTTACCGCCCCCCAAACAGCTGGCTCGTTCGTGAACGGTCACTTTGTACCCGGTCTGAAGATGTCCAATGCCCTCAACACCACTTCCCTGCGTGGGCCTGCGTCCACACTGGGTGGGTCTTACGGCGGGTATGGCAATCCACTTCCAGGAGCAACTCCCCCAACTCCTCCTGTTGCTAACAAGTTCCGAACCAATCCCCATAACGCCAACGAACCTACTGGGGCCGTACCTACGGCTGGATTGCCTGGATATCAGGACTGGCAGCCACAAACCCTTCAGCAAGCGTCTGGAACTACGACATGGGGGCCGAACGGCCCTATCGCTAACTTCGTAAACAACTGGACTCCAATTGGGTGGGCCGGTAGAATTGCAAGAGACTTGAATAATGGTGCATTGCAGCCGAAAGGACTGAATCCTCCCTCTGGCCCATTCCAAAATCCCCTGATGACCGGTGGAACAACTCCTTCCACCGTGACGACAGCGCAAACACCTACACCAATGGCGTTTCAGTATCAATTCCAGGCTCCCAACGCCCAACAATTCGCCTCGGCTGTTCAGCAAGCTCTCCAGTACAATCAGAACGGCGTGGCAAGCGGCGATCTAGCCTCTGTACTTCCACACGTCGTTCCTGCTAACGCTGTGGGAGCTTTTACAGCCGATCAGATGACTACATATGGATACATCCAAAATCCTGCGACAGGTCAATGGCTACTGAGCGGTACTCAGGGCGGAAATACACAAAACCCTGGTACTTTCACCGCTGCTCAGGTTCAAGGTATGGTTGATGAGGCACTTGGAACATATGTTCCGTACTACCACGACCAGAACGCTCTGAACCCACTTGGAACCAGCGCTGGAGGAGGTGGAGGTGGTGAAGTAACCTTCGCCCCTACTGGTAAATGGGCCATCAACGATGCTGTTATGTCGATGCGCGTTTCTAAGTAAAGGAAATAATGACTACTCTTGGTTCTGCATGGAACGATCCTCAGAAACCTGCCACTCCTCCCGCCGCTAACAAACCGGGATTAGGTTCAGCTTGGAACGCACCCGCTCCTACAAAAGAAGGTAGCGCTTCGCCCAAGTCTGCGCCCGCGCCCGTACCATCCCTTACCACGCCTTTTGACTACAAGAAGGCGTTGACCAATCCCAATGGAGATACCCTTCCCACTGGTGCAAAGGGTTGGAAGCCGGACGGAACTCCGTACTTTGGGCCGGGGCTACAGGGGTGGGCGGCTGAAAAGGCCTATAACTTCGGGAAGCCCGTAAAGACTCCCTTACCATCCGACTGGACGAACCTATGGAACAACTTCACCGCCTCCTGGGCCGCTAAAACAGCCGGTCAAACTGACCTTCAAAAGGCCCAGCAGGCCGCCGTGGGCACTCTTGGCCTTCTGGGTGGCGGGATGGCCCTCATTGGTAGATACACTGATACCACTGGAGACGGGAGTCTGTTGTCGCCTGTAATAAAAGGCTCCAAAGTGGCTATTTCTGCCATGCTGGACGCCCTGCGCCTCACCTCCCTCGGTACTGAACGCGCTGTGGGTACTCTTGACCTGTACGCACTTGGCTTACAGAAACCTGGTCAAGGAAACGTCCTCAACCGTGAACGCATGTCCTTAGGAGATGCTTGGCAGGCGTCACGTATCGTCTACTCGGGTGTGGTGGATCAATCCAAGATTCAGGTATTCCTGACCCGCTATCACGCCGGGGAAGACCCAGCCTTGCTGGCTGACGAACTACAGAACCCGTGGGCTGAAATGGTGGGACAGTTGGTCTTTGACCCCATGAACGTCATCGGACTCGCATCGAAGGGCGCTACGAAGGGTGCGGCCCTGCAAGACGCAATCGACTACATCACCGCCAGCGGTACACTCAAATCGGAGGAGGCAGCCAATATCATTGCCGACTTCGCCAAAGCTCCCAACGACGAAAGGTTAGCCGAGAAGGTCACTCAACTTGTTGCCGATCATATGGGTGCTGTCACGGACGTGTCTAGTGGCACTCAGCAAGGATATAAATGGACTGACCTGGTAGCCACCGGCAACCGGGCCGTTGCCACGCGGGAACTCGGTAATACTCTGGGAGCTATCACCCACACCATGCTGGCAGAGGCGAAAGACCACGAGGATATCACCCAAACCCTGCTTTACCTGGTTCAGTCGGTATCTCAGGACGCTGACGAAGCCGCACATGGGGTAGATGGGTTACTTGGTTCGATGAGCAACCCACGCATCCTCTTCTCTGAGCCTTCCATCCGAACCGGCCTCATTATGCGTGAGCTATTGACAGATGCCAAAGGCGATGTCAATATGGATTCGCTTATCAACAAGTTGGCAGTTGCTGGCGACGACCAGGAGAAGTGGATCAAGATCACCGATAAACTGGTCAACGACGCCACTGAGAAATACTATCCCACCGTCGCCCAGATGCGCAAAGCTGCCGCACAGGTAGCTGAAGGGGCGCATGACTCTTTGTCGCTCAAACTAGCTCAACGGTATGGCGAGTTGGACGAGGGTGTGAAATGGATCTCCCGAATTGAGGAGAAGTCCTCGCTGGCAAAGAACCTGGTCAACCGGGTACTGGGTGGGTTCTACTTCTCCCAGCCCGGCATCGCTGTGCGCAATGCTATCAACGACACATTCAACATCCTTGTAGACATTGGGCCTGGAGCGTTCGATAAAACTTCTGGTGGAGCTGCCGAGTTTCTGAACAAGTGGCTTGGTTTCAACCCCGAAGCCGCCGCCGGATACTCTACCACACTTGGAACCAGCGAAGGTTCCACGTGGTTGAGTGATCTGGAAAGTACGGTTACGGCTGGTACGTCTGGTAAAGCCGGTTACATGCAGAAGGCCGAACGCATGAGTAGCGTCAAGGCGCTGTATGGTTCCTTCAAGGACAATATCAGTAAACTGATCGACGCCGCCTTTGTTTCAGATGCCTCAAAACTTCGCGAGGCTGGATTTGATGACGCTGGCATCAAGATGTTCAAACATCTGGTCTATGAGGAGGGCGGAGACGGTGCTGCCGCACTCAAACGATTCAACGAGATGAATCCCAGTGGGAAGGTGGACGCCTGGCGTATGCTGGACTATATCCACCCTACCTACAAGAAAGCCATGCAGGACAGTGGGTTCTGGGATGGGTTCGTCGAGCTAACCAAGAATCCGAATACCACTCAAGAGGATGTTACCTCTTTCTTCAACAAGCAGCGTGACTGGTTCAACGAACATGCCGCCAAGGCAATCGAAGACCCTGTTACTGGCTATATCAAGCAGCCTGACATCAAGAACGTGTTCGATAAACTCCAGGCGGGGTATGCCGAAGCGCTGGGAGCTGACGCAGCCTTTGGCGACTTCGCGGCTACGAAGTCTTACATCGAACAAGCCGATCAGGCCAGTCAACAGTTCGATATGGCGTTACGAGACGCCGTGGCGAAGGCTAACCAGCAGTTTGGGCCTGGAGATCAGGCCAATCAACTCAATGTGCTTCACGAGAACTTCCTTGCACAGGGAGCCGCCAGTCGGCAGTCCACGGTAGCGAAGACCAACGAGCTGACCGATCAGGCGTGGGAACTGACCAACGAGATCAGACGGTCTGGAACGAAGGTCGGAAAGAAACAACTCCTGACCTGGTGGGAGGATGCCGGATTGCCCGGTAAACTTCCCCCGGACGCCAACACCCACGACCTGCTCAATGCCCTGTGGGACAACCGTAGAACAGCTATCAGTAACCTATGGGAAACGCACTTCTCCACCCACTATGACGTGGAACAGGCGTTCCTCGATCAAATCCGCGCGTCTGGGGTTGATACATCCCAGCTGGAGATAAAACTCCAGTCGGCTCAGGATATGTCCAAGACCGCCAACGAAATGAGAAGCGCCCACTTCGCAGATGGATACCTGTGGAAGGACAAGGGCGCTCAGGTTACGTCCATCCTTCAGGACGCAACCCTGAAACCACAGGACAAGATCAGAAAGATCGCGTCTGCTTTCGGGATGGGTACATATAAGGTTTCGGACGAGAACCTGTTACTGCAGGTAAACTCCCACCTCCCCACCGGGATGCAACCATTCGGTTCATTTGACGATCTGGTAAATCGTACTGACGAGGCCGTTGTGGCGATGAGGCAGCGGGCCATTGATAAAGGCCTGATGAAGTCGGTTGAGACTGCGTCTACCGCTCCCGCCGCCGGTACACTCGACGCACTCAATACCAAAATGCTACTCAGCCGTATTCCAGGCGGAACAGCCGCGGCGGGCGTTGAAGTTCCTACTGATGTGACTGCAATCCTGAAAAGGCTGGTGAACAACGATATATCTGCTCGCGACGCCATATCAAAGGGTTATATCGACGCCGATCAGTTGGATATCATCAAGTCCATCGCTGACCAACGGGGAGTCGCTCCCGAAAAGGTACTTCAGGACGCCATGTCTGAGGTTCCTACCGGTATTGACCTCACCTCCGCGGCCAATGTGGGTAGATTGGCTCGGGCAGACCGCAAACTTGCTACTGAACTCGGATATACCGAAGAACAGATCGCCGCACTATCTCCTGAGGAGAAACTCAAACTTACCGGCATAGAGCCGACCGGTGTTACCCATCCACCCGCGGACGCAACTGGGATAATGGGTAAGATACAGGCGACAGCTAAACCAGGCAGTGCCGAACAGGCTGTAGCTGGTGCAGAAAAGTTTGTTGCCCCTCCCATTGACGAGGCTGCTCGTCAGAAACTCGCCCAACAGACTCTTGAATCGACCTCTGCGTGGGCGGACGAGGCCAAAAGGCTTCGTGAGGAGCGCTTACTTGGAAAGGTCGATCCTGGCCTACCTGTCGGCATGGAGCCTACCGCCGCACGCGCCTTCAAGATGAGTCAGGAAGGCCATAACGCCATGATTGACGACCTCACTCAGAAGATAACTGAGATGTGGGGCAAGAAAGTCAATGTGGCAAACATCGACCAGGCTAAGGCCGCTGCCTATGCCACTGGTGATCTGGCGTCCAAGATGAGCGAAGCTCGCTCCATTGCCCTGAAGGCGGCTGAACACTGGCGTGACTTCTCGATGCTCCAGTACGGAAAGAAAACGTACATGGACTTGGCACTCTCCTATGCTCTCCCGTACCATTTCTGGTACACCCATTCCTACGCCAACTGGATGCAGCGTCTTGTGACTGATCCTCAGGTTCTGGCCGCTTATGCCAAGTATCGTAAGTCGATGGAAGCTGTCCACGCAAACGCACCGGATTGGTGGAAGTACAACTTCCAGATCAATAACGTTCTGGGTATCCAGCTCGACCACCCGCTGTTTATGAACCTGGAACAGGCTATTTGGCCCCTGCAGGGCCTCACGGGCGTTGATTTCAACGACCCGTACAAACGTGTCAACTGGCTCACCTCTACCGTGGACGACCTCGGCAAGTTCGGGCCGTCGGTATGGGCTCCTATCCAACTGGCTATCGCGGCCGGTTTACAGATCAAAGGTCAGGACGACGCAGCTGCTCGGTGGGGCGGGAGACTTGTTCCACAAACCTCCACTCTCAAAAGCCTGCTGGCTATTATGGGCGTCAACACCAATGCACTCCCACTACAGGGCGAGTACGACCCAGCTGTACAGTTCTTCGCCGGTGGAGTCGATCCTTATCAGGCGAATCAAACTGGCCGCGCCCTGGGTGCGTTGGTGGGCACACAGGTCGGGGGCGTTACCGTAACGCCTGAGATGGCTGTGGAAGCCGCTCGCACTCGCAGTGGCCCACTGTGGGACGCTGCCACGCATCAGGCACTCGTTCTGCGAGCGCCGGGGAAGTTACTGTCCTTTGTGGCCGGTGTTGGGTTCAAGGCACGCACTACCGAGGATCTACAGATCGACCAGTTCTACAATGATTACCGTGGCATCCGTACTAACTGGAACAACCTGAGTCCGAATGACCGTAAGATATCAATGGACTCCCTGCGTAGCAAGTATCCATTCATGGATACGGTACTTATCTCTCGCAAAGGTACACCTGAACGAGACCTGGCCTATTCCTACAACGTCCTGTCTCGTATTCCTCCCGGTCAACAGACCCAACTGTTGAAGTTGGTTGGAGTGACCGATCAGGAAGTATCTGACTTCTACAGTCAAAGCACCAAAGATAATGGCGCTCCGATGTCTGGATGGACGGAGGGCGACCACCTGCGCTGGATGGCCGCGATGGTCGATCTAGGGGCCGTCCTGAAGATGCCCAACGACGCCACTCAGGCCGAATGGACGCAGGCCAAGAATATCTACTCCCAGTTCATGAGCGGCGCTCAAAAGCAGCTGGGAAGCGAAATCTGGAACAAAGTGACTGAGTATTACAACCAGTACGACATATCTCCAGACGCCGGACAGACCTACTTGGACGCCAACCCGGATGTCAATGCGGCCCTCATGATGCAACAGCAGTTCAAGATCGGTAATCCGCTGATCTACAAGTACTACGGGTCGCTCAACACGATCTACAGCTACTACCAGACCTGGATTTATCAACAGTTGGACGCCAAGTACCCGGACATTCAAAAGATATTCAACGCGTATGATGCCGCTAAACTGCGTAACCCGAGTGCAAAGTATCCAGCCATCCTGACCCGCTACACTGCTGAAAAGGCCAAGTTACAGGACTACGCCGATCAGCAAGCCGCCGGGATGCTATCCAAACTGCCTGTTCGTTCCAACGTTCCTACCCGCAGCGACTTCCTGCCTGGGAACGGGACACAAGCTCAACAGGCGTTGTACAACGCCGCTCAACCGCAGACGATGCACACGTGGGGTGAGTGGCAGGCGGTGATGTCACCGGCGCTCCAGAACCTCGTTCTGGCTCACTTCACCCGCAACGCTCCACTGTCGGCAGCTGCTCGTAATCAACTGGCCTTCATTGCCAGTAACAAGTTCGGTATCAGTAATGTTGATAAGGCATTGCAGTACATCGGGGCTGTGATACAACAGCCGTGAAACATGCCTGTGAAACATGGTATAATGTAACAAATCGAAAGGAGTACTAAATGACCGCAAATCCCGACGAGGGAAAACAGGTCGCTGCAGGAACGCCTGCGCCAACAGACGCTTCAGTAGCTCCTGTCCAACCTTCAACAGAAACGGTTCCAGCTTGGGCAAAGGACATGATGGAGCAGTTCAAAACTGCCCAAAGTGTGAAGGATAAGCGTTTCAACGCTCTCCAACCCCTGCTTGATGCGATGGAAGGACTTGCTCCAGAAGACCAGGAAAAAGTCAAAGCTGCTTTGCGAAACAAAGCGCTGGATGAACTGGTTGCTGGCAAGTACGCTCCCGCTCAACCGACTACACAGACGGTGGCTCCGTCTGCTCCCCCGGCCAATACTGTGGACTCAGGTAAAATCGTCTCCGAACTGAACCTTGACCCCAACGACCCGCAGGTCGTCATGATCTTGAAGCAGTCCCCTGCTGACATGACCGTGCAGCTTGCGAAACTCGCTGTGGAGAAGGCAAAATTACCAGTACCTGACTCTTCCACGAAACCAATCGTGCAGGGAGCTCCCGCTCCGGTCGCTGACGAAGCCGCGTTGATTGCTGAGCTTGAAAAGCTACAGAAGACACCGACTAAGAATCCGGCCCGCATGAAGGAGATCGAGAAGGCTCTCAACTGGTAAACCTCTAACTAGGAGTTTTACCTTATGGCTATCTCAACGAGTACTGTGGGTCTGACCCACGCCATTACCACTCGTTACACCCAGAAGTATTTGCGAGCCGCGGCTGTTCGGCGTTTGTACGATCAGCTGGCGACTCCTGTCGGCGCGTCTCAGTACGATCTGGAGACTCGACGTGGTTTAGGCTCCACCTACACCTTCAACTTTGCTTCTGACCTGACCCCCGGTAGCACCGCGATTAGTGAGCTGGTGGACATTGTCCCTCAGATCCTGCGTGACGCTACCTCCACCATCACTCCCACCTCCCGTGGGGAAGCGATCAAGTGGTCGCAGTTGATGGACTTGGAAGCTTATACTGACTTCGTCGCGATCCGCTCTGAGAAAGTGGGCGAGAACGCAATGGAGACTATCGACAACCTGGCAAAAGCTGCTGCTCTGCAGGGCACGCTGGTTCATCGTGGCTCCGGTACGACCCGCATCCTTCTGGA